TAGTTGAGTTAGGAGCTTTAACCCAACAAGAATTTAACCAACAACATCCTAATTATGAAGACGATTTACTTGTGGATGATCCTGACAAAATAAACAAGTTAGGTAATCAGGGAAATAAAGATAGACAATATGGTTTTAAAGATGAATCAGCTAATCCATATTCAGAAGGTGGTTCTTTACTAACTCAACAACAAACCCAATCATCAGAAACTCAAAAAGATAATCAAGTAACAGAAGGAAAACAGGAAGAGGAAGAATCTTCTGTAATTATCGCTCCAGACGCATATAACAAACTCGATGATAGTCAGAAAGAATTATACGAACCTATATCAAATAGAAGAGGAAGAGTTGTTGCTTATGCACCTAATGAAGATGAAGACTTTGAATTTGAAGGAAGTGGAATTAGAGATTTTCTTGAAGCTCGTA